ACATAACGTCGATCATGTTTTATGTCGTAGTCGCGCGCACTGGCACGAGTGCCAAGGCATCCGCGAATAAGCTGGTGGGCTATGCGTCGCTTACGTCCGCCGTCTTTACCGTATCGAGCGGCAATAAACTGATTATCAATCCCAGTGCGAACGGTCTGTTCGAGCTTACTTAGTCTAGCCATGCTCGCTGCCTGCGAGCGCAAGCCGGAATGTCCCGACATTATGCAGCCGCCAGAGGTTATGGACCACGCGCCATCTGGCGCGGTTATCACGCGCGAACTTGGCATGGCCGATGTCGATGGTCTTTGCCGATCAATGGGCGCGGAACCTCATAGGGTCGGTTGTAGCCGGGGCAATCTGGTCATTATCCCAAGCCTGGACAGCGGGCGCTCGTATCAGGGCTGTGTGCTCAGGCACGAATGGGGACACGTCAACGGCTGGCCTACGGACCATGCCGGAGGGAGAATGCTCTAATGCCAATTCTAAAGACCATCACAAACGATAGCACGAAAGTTTCGGCCACGGTCTATCGTGTCACTGATCTGCATATCTCGTTTAAGCGAGACGGCACTGCCGAAACAATTATTACCGTGCAGGGCTTTGTTGACGGCCAGGCCGGGGGCGCTGTTCATCCGTACCAATTCAAGGTGGCGAACACCCCGGCAAACATTCTCGATTGGGTAGAGAACAAGGTTATCAGCTGGACGGCATTTACGGGCGGCACCATCGTCACCGAGGCATCGCTTGCGTGAAGTGGATCGTCAGTTATTCGGACGGCACGACCGCAACTGATGAGGACGCGGCTGCGTCTGACATTCCTCGCTGGGGCGTTATCTGCGTTGCCGTCAGGTCATACGATCATGGCCGCGTCATCTGGCACGGCGCGGACTATTACGCCTTCGAGAATGGCGACTGGATCACGTGCGACCTTTGCGGGCTGCTCGATTACCTGACACGCCCAGGAACCGATAAAATAGTGCTTATTGGCCGATCCGTGCCGCTAAAAACATTTAGGGAGATATTCGAGCGCGCGGTTAGCGACCCTCGCTTACCGCCCAAATCATCCACTGACGCAGCCGAGAGACCGTTTCCGTGACCACAACCCCGGTACTATCGCAAAGCCATTTCCGGGGCCGGTCGGATTCCTCGTCGGTCGAAACCGCACCAACATGGATTGCGGCGGTTGATACGAATTTCTCGGTCAACGTAGATACGACATTTCGTATTCGGTTCTGCATACAGGAAACAGCGGGCGGCAACCCCGCAGCGCACACAGTAAAGCTACAGGCCAACAAGAACGGCGGCGCTTTTCAGGACGTAACGACCGGCAGCACGATTGTGAAAGCAGTCGATGCCTCATCCGACGCTGACGAGGCTGCGGTTACAACGGCCCGCCTAGGCGGCACAGGCACCTACGTCACTGGCCGATATTCCGAGGACGGCTCCACCTCGACCAGCGTTGACTTGGCGGCAAATAATAACACCGAATACGAGTTTGGCGTTCAGATTGTCGGATCAAGCGTTGCGTTTGGAGATAAAATTCAGCTTAAGGTCGTTGCGTTAAGCGGAACGTCCATCACCGCGACGACGACGCCGACGATCACCGCGTCATGCCTGCTGGTGAGGGGCGATCTGACCCTCACTGGTAGGGCTGCGAAGCTGACGGATTCATTCGCTGGTGTTAAGGGCGATCTGACGCTATCGGGTAATACATCTTCGGTTGATTTTCTTTATTATTACTGGGTCGGCGGCACTGCGACATGGGACGGCACGGCGGGGAGTAAGTGGTCCTATCAAAGCGGCGGGACTGGTGGAGCGCCGGTCCCAGATTCTACTCACAGCGCAAGGTTTGATGCCAATTCTGGCTCTGGCACTGTCACGCTTGCCGATATTACCGGCTACGATTGCTTGGCTAAATCGGTCATCTGCACAGGCTACACAGGCACCTTAGCAGTCGACGCCACGAACGGTTCAAGAATTAAGTGTTACGGAGACTTCACCGCCGCGTCAGGGATGACGCTGACGCTTCCTGCGGGTAAAAATCTCAGCCTAGATTTTTACGGTAACGGCGTTTCGCACACGTTGACGAGCGCCGGAAAATCATTCCGCAACTACCAGACTGGCGTCATCGTGAGTCTTTTCGGTGATACGTCCAGTAGCCTCTCCATTGCTGATAGCCTGACCGGATACCAAATCAACCCCCGTATTGGAACTTTCACTTGGGGGAATTTCGATCATTACATCAGCGTGATGCAGTCTGTTGGTGATGACGGAGCAGTTACCATCAATTGGGGAACCGGAACCGTCGAGCTTTATACGTTCACGGGAAATTCTGCTAACATCACGATCAACCCAAGCAGCGGCACCGTTTATTTGCGAAACGTGATCGACGGCAACAGTGCCTACTTTTATGGCTACGGGAAAACCTGGAACAACATCAAGGTTGGTTACAACACTGGCGGCAGCGCGGCCTCTTATCTCTACAGCGGCTTCACCTGCAACGATCTTTATTGGGAAGCCAATACAAATCAGAAATACGAACACGGAAAGACCTTCGCGATTACGTCGCTTTCGATGCCTGCAAGTGGCGCGAACGCGATTGCGGTCGATAGCGACGATGGCGTAAATACCTGGACGATTTCTGACAGCAGCGGCACTAATGACGCTTACGGCTGCACCATCACGCGCAGCTCGGCCACTGGCGGCGCTACGTTCAATTCGTACACCACGAACGGTAACGTCAACGGAGGGTCGAACACCGGCTGGCTATTTACTGCCACCACTTCCTTTACGGTTATAAATGGCGAAATTCTCCTAAGCTCATCGGCATCGAGCATTGTCAACGCGCTCTTGTCTGTAAAGGGCGATCTGGCGATTTCCGGGAAGATCATCGGTATCGCAGACGCCTTTGCAACGGTAAAGGGGGGTCTGAGCCTCAGCGGTCAATCGGGCTCGATACAGACATATCAGCAGTATTTGTCGGTCAAAGGCGACATTATCCTTACTGGAAGTGCCGGGGCGCTTGCCACAGCCTTTGGTGGTATTAAGGGCGATTTATCGCTAACAGGCTCTGTAAGCTCGATTAGCGTTGGCCTTACGCTAACAAGCGTTGTCGGAAACCTAGTAATTTCCGGTAATGCTGCCAAGATCGCAGAAGTATTTGCCGGGATTAAGGGCGATTTAGTTATAGCTGGGCAGGCTGGCTCTATATCACAGGGTCAGCAATACACGCTAATCAAGGGCGATCTTGTCCTTGCTGGTAAGGCGTTGCAGTTAGCAGACGCCCTTGGTGGCGTTTTTGGCGGCATTACAATATCGGGCCGGTCCCTTGCTACCACGGCAGCGTTTGCGGGCGTCAAGGGCGACTTACTCATATCCGGGAAACCGGCACCCATAGTTGACGCTTTGGGAACTTCTACCGGCACCATTTCGTTATCTGGTGGCGCTGGCGCTATTTATGACAGCCTAGAAGCACCACCTGCGCTGCTTACTCTCAGCGGGGCGCAAAGCCAAGCGGCATTTTCAATGCTCGGCGTCAAGGGCGATATTTATATGTCTGGCGCGTCTTTGAGCGTTGCCGACATGCTGACAGTCATCAAAGGCAGCATTGTACTTAATGGCCTGGATGTTAGTTACTTAATTCAGTCACAAGGTACCATTATCACTATTGTTGACGGACAGATCGCAGTCACGGGTGGGGTTATCTCGCACGGTATTATGTTCCCAGTTTCTCGCACGATCACGGCAAATAGGACTGATAACACTGTGAATGCAAGCAGGGGGAGCATCGTGATTAGCGCTGGCTCACACAACGGGATAGAGGTCTTATCGTGAGCGCATATCGCATCATCGGCCCGGGAGAAACTTTGATCTGGGACATTGACTGGGGTGCGGAGGGTTGGCTCGGCTCCGCCACCATATCAAGTTCTTCCTGGACCATATCTCCGACCGGCCCCGTGCTTTCTGGACAGATAAACGACAGCACGACAACGCAGACCAAAATTACCGGCTGCACCTATGGCGTTCAATACACGCTCCGAAACACGATCACGGCCAGTGACGGTCAGATCGGTGTCAGGGATGTTCAACTCCGCTGCACGGATAGCCCATGAGCCTGCATCTAATCACGGCCCCGGAAAGGCATCCCGTCACGCTAATAGAGGCGAAGGAGCATCTTCGCGTCGATGACAACAACTCTGACGCCTATATCGACTCTCTGATCGAATCCGCTACCGCCATGCTGGACGGTAGGGATGGCATCCTTGGTCGATGCCTGGTGCAGCAGACATGGGAACTGCGTTTGCCGGACTGGCAACAGATCATTGAAATCCCGCTGCCGCCATTGGTGAGTGTATCGAGCGTGAAATACCTAGACACCAGCGGCGTGGAGCAAACGCTGTCGTCTAGCTACTACGACGTGATCGACCAGGGCTCTAGCATGGCGATCATACAACCCGCCTATGGTCAAAGCTATCCAAGCATCAGATCGCAGCCAAACGCTATTCGCATTCGCTATGTTGCGGGATACGCGAGCGTCTCGAATGGCGGTCTATCCGGCGCAATTCCGCGTCCCATTATCCAGAACCTTCTGAACCGCATAGGCGACATGTACGAGAACCGGCAGAACCGCATTGTCGGCAACGTGGTTAGCTCTATGTGGGACGAGGATGCCAGCTTAACGCCTTACATCGTTTCTTGGGTCTAAAATGCAGATCGGCAAGGCGGATCGCAGAATAACGATCCAGGAAGTAACCGAAACGCGGACGAGCAGCGGGGCCGTCAGCCAATCTTGGTCAACGCTCGCGACCGTGTGGGCCAGTGTCGATGCCGAAGGCGGCAGCGAGGGTCTTGAGGCTGCGGGTGACAAGGCCCGCTCAACCAAGACATTCACTATCAGGTATCGCTCGGATGTCACGGCAAAGCACCGGATAAGCTATGCCGGTGATATTTACGATATTACTTCTATTTCAGAAGTCGGCAGGCGGCAGGGTTTAGAAATCAAATCCACGGCGAAGGTCGAATGACAAACCTAGTATCTATTGAGGGCGCTAGTGAGTTGGACAAGCTCCTGCAAATGTTGCCAGACGAGATTGCCAAAAAGGTTGTCTCTAACTCTCTAAGGGCTGGCGCTCGCGTTGTTTCTTCGGCGATGAAATCAAGATGCCCCATAGGTGCGGAGTCTCACATTTACAAATACAGAAAGAAGGGCAAGCCCACGGGTAAGGAGTTCAATCGCGAACCCGGTTTCGGAAAAAGGCAGATACGCGCAAGGCTGGCTAGAAATTCAGAGCTTGGAGAGATTGCGGCTATTGTTGGAGATTCTGGAATATCGGCTGCCGCCCTCGCGGGCGTGGGGCCTAAGGCGTTCTACCTGCGCTTCCTAGAATATGGATGGGTTTTAACGAGCCATGCCGGGCGCAAAATCAGGCATGTTGCCGCCCGCCCGTTTCTCCGGCCATCGTGGGAATCTACGCAGATGGCAGCCCTCAACATGATCGGCTCAAAACTTGGTGCCGGAATTGAGGATGCGGCGGCGCGGCTTGCCGGACCATACGCCAAATCGGGATTTTCATCCCGCAATCGGTTTTTCATAGGCCGCTAAATGACGATTGAGGCTGCGCTTTACTCCCGCCTGACGGACGGGGCCGGTGATCTATACCCGCTTGTCGCAACTCGCGTCTATCCGGTCAGGTTTCCGCAAGACTGTTTATTTCCCTGCGTCACCTATCAGCGAATTGCCGAGACGCGCTATTCAGCAATGGGCTCTGATACACAAATCGTAGATACAAGATTTCAGATTGACGGCTGGTCGGAAACCTTCGACGGAATGAGGCTTCTTTCTGCGGCCATAGTTTCAAGATTGCAGCGGTGGTCCGCAAGCAGCCCCGTCACCATTCAAGACACATTCATTTCTTCGTCGAATGACGAATACGACGACGATGCCGAAATATATCGCGCCCTGGTTGATGTAAGGCTTATTTACGAGGAATAAAAATGTCCACGTTTATTCTAACGGATGCCGGGCTTTGGATTGGTCAGTACGCCTTGGCGGGCGTCTCCAATTCTCTAGCTGTGAGCCTGCAAGCAGATGTCCAGGACGCAACTGTTTTCGGGGCGGCTTATCGCGCGCGCGCGGCTGGCCTCAAGTCCTGCGGCGTTCAGGTGGAGGGCTATTGGGATTACGCCACGGACTTGGCGATAACAAGCGGATCATTGGGGGCGGAGTTGCCGGTCACGGCTGCGGCCACAACGACAGTCGGAAACAAGGCTTACATATTCAAGGCCCTATCAGCCGAATATCAGATCGGCGCTGCCGTTGGCGATATGTTCAAATTCTCAGCCGGGGCTCAGTCAACCGCGCCATGCGCGAGCGGGCTGCTGATGCAGAACGGTACAAAGACTTCGACCGGAAACGGAACCGGGCAGCAGCTAGGCGCGATCTCAGCCACGCAGACGCTTTACGCAAATATACATGTGACAGCCGCCTCCGGCTCGTCTCCGACTCTCGATGTGACAATAGAGAGCGATGACAATGCCGGGTTTACCACTCCAACAACGCGCGCCACCTTCACGCAAATTACTTCCGCAGGCGCGGCTCAAAAAACGGTGTCTGGCGCTGTGACAGACGATTATTGGAGATTCAAATTCACGGTTGGCGGCGGTACGCCGTCCTTCGCAATAATCGGTTCAATGGGTATTTTATAAGGAGCTTCCTATGGCAGCCTTTGTTCTTACTGACGCTAAAATTACCGTCAACTCTGTAAATCTCTCGGATCACGTAACCCAGGCCACGCTCAACGTAGTGGCTGAAACGCAGGATTCCACGGCTATGGGCGCGACCTATCACGCCCGGCTTGGTGGCCTTAAGGATGCAACGCTCGATCTGACTTTCAATCAGGACTACGCTTCCAGCAATGTGGACTCCACGCTATTCGCATTGCTTGGGACATCGACGGCCCTCACCATTAAGCCGACGAGCGGCAGCACCACGTCCACCAACCCGGAATATCAATTCACCGGGATACTGACGGACTACCAACCCTTCGGGCAATCCGTTGGTGACAGGGCGGCTGCCTCCGCGAAGTTCGTGATCTCGTCCGGCAACGTAACGCGGGCGGTGGCCTAATGCTTAACCGGGAGGATATTCTCAAGGCTGACGATCTGCCGTTTGAAGATGTGGAGGTTCCCGAGTGGGGCGGGATCGTGCGCGTCCGCGCGTTAATGGCCTCGGAACGAGATAGATGGGAGGCTATGACCTATCTTGATTCCAAGGGAAACGTGACAACGCCGCAGGACATCAGGGCCAAGCTGGTCGCGTTTTGTTGCGTCGATGACGAGGGGAACCGCCTTTTTTCCGAGGATGACATCTCCGCGCTCGCCAAGAAATCGGCGCGCGCGATGAATAGGCTATGGGCGGTTGCCTCGCGGCTATCCGCCGTCCTCTCGTCGGATGTGGACGCACTCGCAAAAAACTGAAAAAGCGCCAGACGAGGCGGTTTCAATTCTCGCTGGCGCGCGAATTAAAAATGACACATGCGGAGATGATGTCTCGAATGACATCGCACGAGCTCTCTGAGTGGATGGCTTATTTCAGGCTTGAAAACGAGGACATGGACAAGCGGCAGCGTGAAGCATCGGCTGTTGCTGGTGCGGATGCGCGCGCGCGGAAGGCGCTGAGAAAATGACGACAACGATTGGCGCTCTAAACGTCCCGCTGTCCATGAACACGGCGGCGTTTACCGCTGGCACACAAAAGGCGCGGCAGGAATTATCGTCTCTCGCGGCCAACTCAAATCGGATGCTTGCCGTAATTGATCGCTCATTCAAGAGCACAACGGTCAATGTGACCAATATGGCGAAGGAGCTTGTCAGCCTTCGCGGCCTTCTCGGAGCGGCTGGAATAGGGGTTGGGGCTGCGGGCGTTGCCGCTTTTGCCAGGTCCGTGATTACCAGCACGGCGGCCCTTGTGGATCAAGCCAAGCAGGTTGGCGTTTCTGTCGAGGCCCTGCAAGCCTACAGGGCTGCGCTAACGGACAACGGCGGAAGCGCCGAAGTTATGGACCGCATCCTTGCGCGCCTCACGGATCGCATTGGCGAGGCGCAGGCTGGGTCGAAAGAAGCCCGCGAGCGTTTTATGGCGCTCGGCTTGTCGGTCAATACTGTATCAAGCGCTTTTGCTAAAGCGGAAAACATCTTGCCGCTTGTAGCGCGTGGCGCAGCGGGTATGTCCAGCGAAACGCAACGCCTGAACGCCCTCAACGAATTGCTTGGTGACAAGCTGGGCAAATACGTTGTGCCAGCAATGGCAGAACTTTCCAAATCGGTTTCTGAGGTTACAGAAAAACAGAAAGAGCTTGGGCGGGTTGTCTCTGGCGACACCGCAAAGAAAATGAATGATGCTGTTACCAAGATGGGGCAATCTTGGGAGCATTTGAAGGCGCAAGCAGCGCCAGCGCTAAGTTTTATTGCCTCTGAGCTAACGGCGATTTTATGGTCTGCCAATAAGATTGTTGACGCCCTTAAGGCGATGGGCTCAAGTTTTAGCCAGGGCGCAAATATGGCAATGGGAACTACAAACCCATTGGCATCTAAGGCGTGGACAACGCCCGGCGCGAGGTCAACGACAAGCAACCTCCCAATGGATTTACCGGTTGCAAATCTCGATCTTCCGGCAGGCGCAATCACGAAATCACCGCTTGCCGGGTATCGCGTACGAGACGAGGCGGCAAAAGCCAGCGCCGAGGCGATGGCCGAGTTTACGGCCAACGCTCAAAAGCAAATCGCTGAAGCAAATAAGGTCTGGTACGACGGATTTAACCAGCGCCGTGAGGACGATTACCGCTCCTGGATCGAGTCGATGCGTTACGCTCGCGAGTGGAGTGAACTCGTTTCAAGGGGCGTAGATGACGCAAATGCGAAGCGAAAGGCGCAGAATGACGAGATAGTTGCGCACTATCAACAAATGTCCGAGGAGATGAAGCAGCGTCAAGCGGAAACAAACCGATTCATCGCAATGTCTGCCGCCGAAAACATCATGGCCCTTGGTGAAGCGGCTATGCAGGGCTCTAAGAATTTCTTGCAGGCGATGGGGAGCATGATCCTTGGCGTTGCGCAATTAATAATCAAGCTGCAAATCGCGAAGGCAATCGAATCGTCCCTCGGTTCTGGCGGCGGTGGCGGCGGTGGCGGGTTTTTCGGCGGGATACTTTCGGCGTTTTCTGGTTTGTTTGCGGAAGGCGGCACAATCCCTGCGGGTCAGTGGGGTATCGCTGGCGAAAGGGGGCCGGAAATAATCCGCGGTCCCGCAACCGTCACGCCGATGAAGGATGCCGCAACGGACCAGCGGGTTTTTGTCGAAATATCCCTGAGCGATGATCTAAACGCTAAAGTGTTGCGCGCTTCCAGCAATGTCGTTGCGCATTTCAGCAGGCATGTTCTTCCCAATCGCGTCATGCAAATTGCAAACGATAGCAGGGTAAGGTAATGACCATCTCGTATCCGCTATCGACTGCAAATTTTATCGACCTTCTCCCCCTCCCGGCTATCGTGCCAAAACTCGTTCCCCAACAGGAAATGAGCAATCAATCATCCGGCGCGGTTCTGGGTAAAGACCTTGGCCCGGAATTATGGATGGCGGACATCCAAACAACTGTAATGAACGACGACGATGCCGCGCGGGCGCAGGCGCTTATAGAAGCCTTGCAAGGGTCGCAGCAAACATTCTGGTGCTACAACACGAAGCGCCGCTATCCCAAGGCTGACCCGACTGGCTCGATTGTCGGCTCTAACACGGTCAAGATTAAAGCTCTCTCTGGCTCATACGGGTTACAGCTAAAGGGTCTGCCTGCGTCTTACACGCTCACGGTTGGCGACATGATCTCCGTTGCGACTAGGTACGGCTACCACCGCGTCCTAGAAACCGTCACAAGCGACGGATCAGGCGACACGGCAACCTTTTCGGTTGCTTCCCGCATCCGCAACGGTGAGGCGGTCGATGATGTTGTGACGCTTAAAATTCCAACTTTTCTGGCCTGCATCGTACCAGGCTCGGTTGACATCCAGTCGGATGTTAAATTCACCCGCATATCTTTCAAAGCCTGTCAGGTTGTCCTGTAATGCGCACCATAGACGCATCTATCGTAACCGCTCTTGCGCAGCGGCGTCTCGAGGCGCGCCAGCTATTCAGCATCGTAACCGTTGATTCAGACGCGGCGTACTTTTGGGACGATATAGGATCAATCACCTGCAATGTGATCGACGGAATATCCGGGTCCACCGTATCGCGCACATTCACAGGCTCCGGGACGTTCATAACCTGTGACGATATTCCGCTCGTAAATGATATGTCTGTCCGATCTGTTCAGATCAGCCTTAACCAGACAAACGACACAATCGACACTTATGTTAGGACATACAATCTCAAGCGCGCCGCTGTAGAGGTTCACAGGGCAATTTTTGACCCTGATACGCATTCTATTGTTGCCAGCGCGATTCCGAGATTTGTCGGGTTTGTTGACGGCTGCATCATCAACACGCCGACGCCTGATAATGCTGGCTCAGTGGTCCTCCGTTGCACATCGCATACGCGCGAACTTACGAGGCGCGGGACGGCGAAGCGCAGCGATGCTTCATGCCAGGCGAGGCATTCCGGGGACACCTTTTACCAATACACGAACATTGCTGGCGGATGGGAGCTTTTCTGGGGGCAGAATGGCGGCACGGTTTCCGGCGCTGCCGCATCTGCACCCCCAACCAGCGGCCCTGGAATACTGGCCTGGGTTCTTTCGAGGACGAAATGAAGCGCAGATTCGATTGGAGGACGCGCCTATTCGCCGTCATCTCGGAAAACCGCAGGCGGGAATTTTGTTGGGGCGAATGGGATTGCGCGCGTTTCGCGGCGGCTTGCGTTGAGGCAATGACGGGTGAGGATTTCTTTGCGCCATATGCGGGCCAATATGACGACCCTCTATCTTCGGCCAAAGCCCTAATAGCTAACGGGCACCGCGACCTTGTTAGCCTGGCGTCCGCACTTTTTACGGAATGCCATCCGTCGATGGCGAGGGTGGGGGATTTGGCGGCGATAGACTGCGGCGAAAACGCTTATGCGCTTGGCGTATTCTTGGGCGACCACATCGGCTGCATAACGCCAGGAGATGGCTATGGCATACTGCCGCGTGAAAACGCGGCTATGGCTTGGAGGATTGGCTGATGCCGCCAGTCGTCGGCGCAATTGCGATTGCTGCTACAGCCGTCGCGAATGTCGCGATTCCTACCCTGTACGCGCTAGGCATTGGCGCGGCCACATCTGTAGCCATTGGGACTACGATTGGATACTTGGTAGTTGGCCTCGGCTTAGCATACGTACAACAAGCACTCTTTGGCGGCCCAAAGGGCGGCGGGTCCGCTGCAACTGGGGTACGCGGCTCGATTGCATCAGGCGGAACGGTGCCGCAGTCATTTATCTGCGGTCGCTATTGCACGGCAGGCAGCCTTGTATATGCGGGCGTCTGGGGCAAGGACGGTGATACCCCGAACGCTTATCTAACCTACGTCATCGCGCTTTCAGATTTGCAGGTCAGTGGCCTGGCCGGATTGTTCGTCAACGAAAAGCGCGCGACCTATAATACCGGCCTCACACCTGCAACGCAGGGATATCCGATTATCGAATATCGCGTCAGCGGCAAGGACCACCTGTGGGTTTCTTTCCATGACGGGTCGCAGACTGCCGTTGACTCTTTCCTAAGCACTAAATTCGGCTCCCACGCCAATTACCCGTATGACAGCGGCATGGTTGGCTATGGCCGCGCCTATGTGATCGTAACTGCCTTGGTCAATCAAAGCCTATTTAGCAGCTTCCCGAATTACAAATTCGAGGTTGACGGCGTAAAACTGTACGACCAGCGCAAGGACTCCACGGCAAGCGGGTCTGGCTCGCACCGCTTCGGCACGGCCTCAACTTACGAACTGACATCCAATCCGATGGTTGTCGCGCACAACATTCTTCGCGGCGTGTACTACAGCACCGACTGGTTTTACGGATTGCAGGATTTGAACGCAAACCGCTGTCCATCGACGCCCTGGTTTGCGGCCATGAATGAATGCGATGTGGATGTGGATGATGCCGACGGAAACCCGGAGGATCAATTCCGCTGCGGCCTTGAAATCACCGTTGACACGCCACCGGCTGACATCATCGAGGAACTGCTAAAATGCTGCAACGGGCGATTGGCTGAGGTCGGCGGCTCGTATAAACCCTATGTGGGGGCGGCTGGATCATCAATCTACAGCTTTACCGATGGCGATGTCATCATTTCGCAGCCGCAAACATTTGACATGTTCCCCGGCGAGGACAAGCTCGCGAACGGAATCGCGGCGGTCTATCCAGAACCGGATGAAGGATGGGGGACGCGCGACGCTCCCCTACGGACAGACGCCGCACTTGTAACAGAGGACGATGGCCGCGAGCTTATTGCCAACGTCAATTACGCGGCGGTCCCATATAAGTCGCAGGTTCAGCGGTTGCAGACTTCCGCGCTTTACGAAGCCCGCAAATTCCGCCGCCACACGTTAGTACTTCCTCCATCGGCCTATAAGCTGGAGCCGAACGATTACATCGAATGGACCAGCACCAAGAACGGTTACATTTCCAAGCTGTTCCGTGTCGATGCCGTGACCGATAACCGCAATCTCGATGTACCTGTTGTCATATCCGAGGTTGACCCTGCCGACTATGATTTCGATACGATTTCCGATTATCTCGCGCAGACAAGTCAGACGGTCGCAAGCGGCGACCTGCCAGACCCGCTTGACGCTCCCACGGGGCTTGCGTTCACGCAGGCGAGCGGATCAATCACGCTGACATGGGACGCCCTCGTTTCACCGCTTCTGTCGGGGTATGACGTTTTAGTTGCAGACCAAGGCGATGTCATCGGCAACGCCACGTATTTGGATCGCGACCGAAAGGCGCGCGACTTTACTACCGCCGCCCTCTCCGCTGGCGACTACACGGTATTCGTTCGCGGGGTTGACGTTTACGGCCAAGCCGGGACTGCCGCCGATTTAGATGTGACGGTGGCAACGGTTGTCGGCGGGGCTGTTGTGACCAATTTTTATTCAGTCCTGAGTGAATTGAGCCTCACCACTAATCTAAAGCTGTGCCTCGATTTTGGTGATGCGAATTGCTACTCCGGCAGCGGTCAAACAATCTATGACCTGACCGCGAACGATACGGATTTCTACAACGGATCAGGCTCGGGATCGGACAGCGCGGACGGAGCCTTCAACGGAAGCGCTGGCTCTTTGAGTGCTGATACTTACTTCTCATTCAGCGATGCGGACTATATGACGCTTATTGCGTCAAATCCGACATGGGTTGAGAACCTGCACAAATCAGGCACCAAGGGAACAGTGATGGCGCTGTTCTATTATCCGGGCTGGACGGCGGACGGCATTTTTAGCCTTGTCTCAACTATGAATGACCATTACGGGGTCACGTCAACGAACGGAATTGATGTGAGTATATACGTCGCCAAAGACGATCCAAACAACGCGGTGTTCAGACTTCAGCTTATGGTGATGTCTAACAACGCAATTTATATTCAGAAGTCTATTGGCTTTGGGCAGTATGACGACACGCCGCCGCCCGGATGGTATTTTGTGGGCGTTTCATGGGATGACGGCGCGGCCAAGGTTTCCATGATTGCCAGTCTTGGGGCGGCTTCTTGGTATGGTGCCGTTTCTGTTGGAACCGCTGGAACAAACTCGGCGGCCAAATCTTTGACGCTTATGGATGCGGCGGTTGCGACTGATAGCTTCACGGAGACTGGAACGCGCGCTGAATTGTTCTCCATTCATCAGGGAACGGCGCTTTCGGTTTCTCAGATGCAACAGGTATATGAACGCCTGAAAATCAATCGCCCGGTTTTTGGCCTAGCCTGATGACATTCGCCATGCACATTGCCGCGCGGACCTTATGGGGCGAGGCGCGCGGTGAGGGTGAGGACGGGCAAAGGGCGGTTGCGCATGTCTTTGTCAATCGCGTCAGGGACGGGCGATGGGGCAAAACCCTAGCCACCGTTTGCATGTGGCCCTATCAGTTTTCTTGCTGGCATCCCAAAGACCCAAATCTGCGCCAGATGATCGCGCTCGATGACGCAGACGCAAAGCTAATCACGTTTGCAAACTACATTGCCGAGGCTGGAGCGGGGATACACAAAGACCCGACCGGCGGCGCTACTCATTATTATTCTGACATTATGCCAACGGCACCAGCCTGGGTGAACGGCGCTACTTTCACGGCAAAGATAGGCAGGCACAGATTTTACCGCGACGTTAGATAGGAGACTGAGATGGTATTGATTAACGATAAGATTGACGGAATTGTTCGCCACGTTATCTCCTTTGGCGCTGGATTCCTTGTCAGCGGCGGCTATATCACCGCCGACAGTGTTGCCGGTTTTGTCACCGCGATTATGACCGTCGCGACCGTCATCTGGTCGATTGCCGCAAAAAAGAAGGCGGCCTGATGTACCCCGGATTTATCCTCGCTGGCGTGGCCTTTGCTTTGCTGGCGGGGATGATCTGGTTCGCGAGAAAGGCGGGATCAGATGCCGTTGAAAAAGCCATTGGCGAAAGAAACAACCAGGCAGCCGAGCGAATTTCGGACGCACAGTCTCGCGCTCCTGCTACCCGCGCTGATCTTGTTAAGAGGCTGCGCGACGGCGGGGGACTGTAACCTAATACCGCTCAAAGAATACGACGCGGCATACACCGAAGAAATAACAAGAGAGCTAGAGCGGGCCGCGCCGGATGCGGCCTGGCCCATGTTCGCTGCTGACAGCGTGGCGCTGCGAGATGCCGTGCGAGCCTGCAAGGGCGTTAAGCGTTGATCGGCTATCTATAAAGGGTGCTGTCATGGCGAATTACACACTAAAGCATATCGGAGTCGTAACGGGTGCAGTCGCGGGCGTCATTATGTTGGGCGCTTTTGCAATCCCATTTATGGCATCTGACGCACCGCCCTGGGCCAGTCGCGCCCGCGTCATCGAAGATCACGAGGCGCTAAAGCGATTTATCACAAACGCCAAAAACGAACTTAAATCCGACGCATATTTCAACCGCGCGCAGACATTCCAGCGCGAGAGATGCAGGGCGTTGAAGGAAGGCAACAGCAGCCTGGCCGCAAGCCTGTCAGATCAACTATCCGACGCGCAGCGGATATACATGCAGCTATCGGGAGACTTGATACCGCTTCCTTCATGCAGTGAGCTGTAGCTCATGCCGATCCCGAAGCCGCCGCTCGACAAGTTGCAGCGGTGTGCGGATGAGATTGCTATTGCCTGCGGCAACCTCTCGCAAGCTGCGGTCGCGCTAGGCGTCACGCGCTCCACAGCGCAGCATTGGCGAAAGCTCTGCGCCGAATACGGCATAGAGCCGAAGGTAAAGGCCCAGACGCCAGAACAAATGCGGGCGCGCATACAGGTCTTGGAAAGAGACCTCGCCGCGCTCAAGGCGCAGCCGCCATCCCCAGAATATAAACTCCCACCCGTGAAAGATCGGCCAAAAGATCGGCCAAATCGTGATGCCGCCCAAGTCCGCAGGCATTTCTACATCCCCGACACCCAAGTCAGGCCCGGTGTCCCACTCGATCATATCGGCTGGGTCGCGCAGGCTCTTGTGGATTATGCGCCGGACGAGATTTGCCATCTGGGCGATCACTGGGACTTCCCTAGCCTCAACTCTCACGTACAGCCCGGAGCAGCCCCGCTAGAGGGCGCTCGCTACCAAGACGATCTGGAAGCCGGAAACGCTGCATTTGCGCGCTTATGCGCACCTATGGAGGCCCAGCTTGCTCTTAAGGGCAACAAGTGGAAGCCGCGCAAGCGGTTTCTGGCCGGGAACCATGAGGACCGCGCAGACCGCGTGGCAACGAATGATCCGCGATGGATGGGCCACGTCGGCTCCAATAATTGTCAGGTGCGGGATTGGGAATGGGTGCCGTTTCTCAAGCGGTCCAATGCCGATGGCATCATGGCTTCCCACTACTTTGCCTCGCAGCACTCCAAGTTTCCAGTCGGCGGCGAAGTCTCAAACCGCCTTAACAAGATCGGCCAAAGTTTTATCCAGGGCCATGAGCAGGGCTTCCGCTACGGAAACAAGGTTCTTGGAAACGGCCAGACGATACACGGCATTGTGGCCGGAAGTTGTTACCTCCACATTGAGGATTATCGCGGCAGGCAGAACCAACGCCATTGGCGCGGAATTGTCGTCCTAAACGAAGTCGAAAACGGCGACCTATGCATCATGCCGTTATCGCTCAAATACCTATGCCGCAAATACGAGGGCGTCGATCTCTACGCCTACATGTCAAAAAAATATCCCGATGGCGATTGGGAGCACCTGATATGACGCTGCACGTGACCAAGCCCATGCTGGCCGCGTCTTATGCGCTTTTGCAAACGTCCAAGCCGTTCTCTGGCTGGCGATTGCCGCCGCAGGATGAGGTGAGGTTCACCGTCTCAGAAAGCAAAGATCGGCGAGGGGAATACGTCTGCGACGGGGCTGACCATCATATCTACATCAGCGCAAAGCTGGTCGGCTCGTTCCATGAGCTTCTGACCACGATGGCGCATGAGATGTGTCACTTGCGCCAGGAAATCGCCCACCCAAACGACAAGGCGCACCACGGCGCAAGATTCCACAAATACGCGGATCAGGTCTGCAAGGCCCATGGATTCGACAGGAAGGCGTTTTAATGAACCTCGACAACGCCCGCGCTGCTAAAATCCTAGAAGCCGCAGCAGCAGCCGTCAGCGGCCCCAGATCGGAAACCCACGGATCAATCCGTATCCAGCACGAAGCCGCAGCGGAGCTGTGGGGTACGTACCTCGGACTGCGGACGCGGCACGGCAGGGGCTCGCCACTCGATGCTCGCGACGTATGCGTGATGATGATGCTTCTAAAGCTATCCCGTACGATCTGCGGCGACGGCAAGGAAACAGATCATTGGCTTGACATGGCTGGCTACGCGGCTGGCGCGGCATCCTGCATCGCGGGAGCGGAAGAATGTTTATAGTCGTCGCGTTTATGCTGGTAGCCGGGCAGGGATATTTCTGGATATCAGCGACCTACAACGACCGGCAGGAATGTGACCGCGTGGCCGGGGCCGTCATGGAAGAAATGCGGACAAACCATCCCGAAGGATTGCAGACGGCGGCCTCGCAATGCGTTCCGGTTCCGGCGCATGTGCCGCAGAAGGATGAAGCGGCTAACTGATCGGCGTCCTTTGTAATCGGATGTGAGCGGGCCGGGCTTGAGTACCGACTAGCGGAGCCAGTGCATAGGAGGGTTGCTCCAAACCTCAGCTACACAAAGTCTGCGTGTCCATCCACGCCGCCACTCACAAGAAGCCTTATACTCCTGCTCATTAGGGTTTGCAAGTCCACGCGTGTTGTGGTATTGAGCAATCATGAAAAAAGGCGCGGTTAGAAATCTGCCGAAGCATCCCATCGAGACGCAAAAGCTCGCGCTGGCCGAATTTGGGATTCCAGCCAAGGACATATGGGTTATCGGTGATGGCGCGAACGATGCGACGACCGAGGACTTGCTTCGTGCGTTCCGCCGCCCCGGCGACCTGTACCTTGCCGCCGATCTGCGCGTCATCGGCCAGAACCGGAAGCAAATCCTGGGGATAACCGACGAGCTTGAGAAGCGTGGCGTGAAGCTCCACGACATCGCGCACCCGGAAGATGGCGACCGCCTATCCAAGATGCTCGAACGCGCGCTGGCGAAGATTGCCGAGTGGGCGCGGTGGAAGGGCAGCAAGGCAACTGCGAAGGCTACGGGGCGGCGCGGTGGCTTGGCGAAGGCGACGGCAGCGGAAGCGATCCGCGCGTCTGTCTGCCCGCCAGAAGTCATCAAACGCCTGTGCGCGCATCCCAAGCTATCATGGCAGGACTGCGCCGACATTCTCGGCCCGCCGTTCAACGTCTCGAACCTGCGGCGGCACTATGGTCCGCCTGCGCGTAAGCAGAAGAAAAAGTGAAGGAGCGCAGCATGGAACGCCGATCAGTCCGAATGTCGTTTCGTGGCGAACTCATGTCCTCCGTGTCCCGAGCCGCCATTCAACGATTCCAGTAAGGAGCATACATGAAACTCGCCTACGCTGACCCACCCTACATCGGTTGCGCGCATCTCTACCGCGACCACCCGGACTATGCGGGCGAGGTGGATCACGCGGCGCTAATCGAGCGGCTGCAATCCGAGTTCGACGGTTGGGTTCTTCACGCAAGCGCGACGCCGGACTCAATGGCGGTTCTTGCTCCGCTGGTGAAGGGAACTGGCGCGCGCTGGTGCAGCTGGAGAAAAGGCTTTGCCGCGTTTAAGAAGAACGTCCCCGTTGCCTGGGCATGGGAGCCGGTCATCATCAAGCCAGCGCGCAAGCAGGTCGTCAGCAAGCGCCTTGTGATGCGAGACTGGATCGACACCGACATTCAGGAATCAATCACCTTGAGGCGCGGGCTCACAGGCGCGAAACCGGAGAAGGTCTGCCATTGGGCGTTCGAGCTTTTGGGCGCGCGCCCCGAAGATGAGTTGGTTGATCTGTTCCCCGGTACGGGCGCTGTCACGCGGGCGTGGAAGATATGGCAAGGCAAGTTCACGTTACCGGCGCTTTCACTTACTGGCTAAACAATTAAGGAGCGGAATATGGACCCTGACGATTGCAAGCAAGAAAAGATTGATGTCACCCCCGAGATGGTCAATGCCGCCCTTGCGGCCCTATCAGCCGCCCTGTCTCAGTTCGGCGAGCGAGACGCTGATAGCATCGGCAAGACGATCATGGAGATGGTGCTACGGGCCGCGCTCTCATCAATCGGCGGGACAACCAAGCGCGTCTAATTCGTCTGACATATCAAACATGAGCTTTTTATATTCGGAACTATCGCAGCTTTTTTCTGGGTCCGACGATGATTGGAGCAATCGTGCGTTCAACCGGCCACAGCGACCAACCCCTAAAACGTCTGTAACCCATTGAGAAGACTGGTGCCGCAGGCCAGAATTGAACTGGCTATGCCGCGTATCTCCACGATCTACCAGACCGGATATAGCTTGCAGTTGACGGCGCAATGCCGAATTTGGCGGCAATATCTTTCAGTTTCAGATTGTCTGGATTGGTGCGGATATACCGCACATCATCTTCCGTAAGATGGGTTCTGCCGTGCTTTTCGCCTCGCGCGATCCGTCCGCGAGTGACGCAATCGGATGAATTGTCCCTATATGTCCCTGTCTGGAGGTGGCGCGGGTTGCAGCAAGCCGGATTATCGCATGAGTGGCGGATGATCTGGCCTTCTTGAATCGGCCCGTTGACCAGTTCATAGGCGATTTTATGCGCCATAGTCCCGTGGCATCGGCCATAGCCGAACGCACCCTTGCGGCCAGTCCAGGTCCAGCATTGAAATTCTGAGGGCGCGTCAACTCGTGCCCAAAACAGGGCAACCATGATAGGGGTAAGGGTAGCCATTTGTCCTCTCGCACAGGATGGTGGTTAGGGGGGTGGCAAGCGGTTCCAGCGCGAACCACTCCCCGCTTCGATTACCGAAGCCTGGAAAGTATAGGGTATTTCGCCTTACATTGTAAGGCGCTCTATGTGAAAATCCGCCTTTCAGCACCGCTAAGTGCTTGAAATGGTGGGCGCGGCAGGGATCGAACCTGCGAACCCCTCCCGTGTGAAGGGAGTAAATAGCCAGGACTTGCTAGGACTTTTGCCGCATATTGCCTGGAAAAAATACCCCCTAAACCCCAACAAACGACTCTCCCGCCTTACAATGTAAGGCGCTTTCTCCGGCTCCTAGCCGACCTGTAAGGCGGCGGCGCGGCATGACGCCGAACAATATCTCGCGTCCGCCCGCACCGCGATGAATCCGTCGCCACAAGTGGCACACAGTTTTTCATGTCTGCTACGGGGCTTCTTTGGGTGTTTTGGCTTTCTAACATTCCCAGCAGATCGCCATTCTTGCCACCGCTTTGTCGCGGCGGCAGACATCCCGATACTCGTTCTCATATCGCCTTCTGTGGTCCTATTTCTCCGTTGTTCTGAGGCGTTCGCCCACCGGCAGTTTTGAGGCGAGTATGGGCCATATGGGTCTATACGATCCAAAGACATGCCCGCTGGACGTTCCCCCATATCAGCGAGATACACCTTAAAATCACGCCACCTTTCGCAAACAGTAATGCCTTTGGCCCCGTAAAGATAAAACGATGAGTTATTTTTGTTTTCGCACCTGTTCCACATCGCGGCCCATGCGCCATACATAAAGTGGGATCGCACTCCTGCACTCTTTTTCATTGTGTAGCTCGAATAAATTACGAGCCAAATTGTAGAGAATTTGCGGCATTTTTTAAATAGTTTGGAGAAAACTTTGCGTAAACCCGCTCCACGGTGCGCTCGGAATCCCCCAGCATCCGCGCCACTTCGGCTATAGGTATCCCGGCCCCGACCATCCAGCTTGCGCCGGTATGGCGAAGGATGTGCGGCGTGGCCCCGACTATCCCGGCCCGCTTGCAGGCGGCGGCAAAGCCCTTCTTGACCGATGCAATCGGCCTGCCGTGATATTCGATGATGTAAGGCGAGCAGGCGAGCTTCTTGGCGTCGGTTAGGGCCTCGAAAGCCTCCGCGTTCAGGGGGACTACAGCCCGGCGCTTATTCCCGTGGCCGTCGCCCAGGTCCATGACTTTCCGGCCCCAATCTATCTGGCTCCACTGCGCCTCTATGATGGCCCCGGATCGGGCACAGGTGGCTAAAGCCAGGACTACGAACAGGCGAATGTGCTGGTCGTGACAGGCCGCTATAAGGCGTCTGGCTTCGTCTTTAGACAGCCAGCGTTCGCGGGGCTTGGGTGTGGGAACGGGATTAAGGATTTCTGGCCGTCGATTTATGAGTTTGTGACGTTCGGCCCAGCCGAGGGCTGCCCGTAGAACGCCGATCTCGCGAAGGATGGTTCCTGCGGACGCGCCCCGCTCCAGCGCATACCGCTTGATGACAGTTGGGGTCAGGTGATCTGGCCTTAGTTTCCCAAGCCTCTTATCAAGGGCCGCCACACCGTATTTAAGCCCGTCCTGGCCCCTAAGCCCCCTTCCGTGGTCATCTCGATACCCCTTTAGGATTTGGCCGACTGTGGGGCTTTCTAGGGCTGGTTCTTGGCTTCCGGCAACGAACTGGGCGAAGAAAGTCTCTGCCTCAGAGCGACTACGCGACCCTGTTGAAATGCGTCTTTTGAGCCTCGGCCCGTGGAGGACGTACCAGACGCCGTTTTTGTGTCGCCAGAGCTTGAACATGATGCAACCTCGTAAGCCAGCACGGCTTCGCGGGTGAGCCTTACAGACCCGCCTATTCGTAGGGCGGGGAGTTCCCCTCGGTCAATAAGGCGGGCGACCGTTTTGGGGGATACCCCCCACCAATCGGCAACCATTGCGATGGTGTTCCTTTCAGCCAACTCAGCGGGGCGGCGGGTCATAGCCGGGCCTGCGTTCTTGCTGTGGCTTCATGCGACTGCCATTCCATCGCGCGCATCCTGAGATATTCCATTTCAACCCTAGCCTTGTTTGCAGCGGTCCTCGCCTCGCACATTTTACGGATGTATTCGGCCCAATCGGCGGAAGCCTTCACGATCAATTCGGCGCGCGAAACTGGAATGTCGCCTAGCTTGGTCATGGATTGTGAGAGAACGGCGCTCTTGTTTTCTTCGAGCATCGAAGCGGCGGCTTCGAGGTCCGCGTGTTTGAGCGCGGCGCTGTGCCACTGCTCGCTGATTGGGGTGTTACTCATCTCATGCAGTCCTTAGTTAGCCTTGCCTTGCCTAGCCACGCCTTGCCACGCCTGGCCCAGCCCCGCCCCGCCAAGCCCCGCCACGCCGCGATTAATTACGTTCAACAATTTCTCCCGACACTTTCCGCTTCCATTTCGATTTCTTCGATCCAGCCATAGGCGGGCCTTTGCGTGTTCTACCGCCTGTGGCGAGGCGCGCGACTTTCGCATTCGCCTTGATGTCCTTCGCCGTCTTTGCCTTATGGCAATCCGAGCATAGGGCTTTGAGATTGTCGTCTGCATCGTCGCCGCCGTGTATCAATGCCTGCCGGTGATCTACTTCCCAATGGCCTGGGCGCATCTGCCTCTTGCAATCGAAGCAGACGCCACCCTGCGCGAGAAATATCTGCACACGGCGTTTGATTGGGATGGAGCGGCGGTCCATTAGAACGGCTCACGCTCCGCTGGCTCTTTCTTCTCGCGCGGCGGAACGATGCTGAAAGAATATTGGCCGTCCGTAGATGCCGGAATCGCGTCGAGATAGACGTTGAACCCGCCGTCCTCGCGCTTCTTTGCCGAACCAAGGCGAATGAAAATCACCCTATCGCTCTTGGTTTTCTTAAATTGCCCGACGTCAAAATAGTCGCTCATGTTTTTCTCCTATTCAGCGGCTTCGCGGGATTGCGTAAGCGCGTTGCTCTTGGCCTGAATTGCGTCAACTAGGCGCTTGTGAGCGGCCTCGTTATGGTCGCGCACATGCGCGATTGCGGTTGCGTTCTTGCGGTGCCACGCGGATAAATCCTCCGCGCTCCGCATCGTCGCCACGATCTTCTCGGCTTCTGCGGCCCATTGTGTTGCCGCCGTTTTGCGGTTGGGCTGTTGCTCTTTTTGCGGTGGGCGTCCACTGGCTGCTTCGCCGTCGTCATCCTCATCGACAGAGACAACGCCAACCATTGCCGCGAGGGCGTAGCGTTTCGCGTAGGTGACGGCGCTGCCCATGCCTTGCGGATCGTCCTTGACCGGCTTCAAGCGATAGCGCCCACTGATCCATTGGCCGGATGAATGCATAAGAGTGGTTTCCAGCCATGTTACATCGCCGTCAAAGTCGGTCGATTGCGTCACCGCAAGGTTGTTCTTGGTAAGGGCCTCGATGCAGGCTTCGCGGACCATCGCGAGGTCGGCATAACTGGATTTGAAAAATGGGTTTTCCTTCCCCTTCCCAGCGGTCTTAATCTCGGATTGCGCTTTGGCTAATGCCGCCGCGAGTTCATTGATCTGTTCGGACTGTTTCATGGTGATTCCCTTTCTTCGCCTGCCAGAAGCGCCCAAAGACGCTCCAGATATTCTTCCTTGCTTATCGGGCGCTTGGCGCATATGGGCCAAACGTCATCTGGTTCGCGAGCGGCCCCGGCCAACTCAGCGCATAGCTTTTCGTCCTCGATCAGATCGCCAAATTCGTCGCGCTCGCCGTGCCAGAAGATTGAGACGGGGAGCATCCCGGCCTGCGTCTTAATCAGGAAGTAGCCGCACTCCGGCTCGGTATGGATTGGCGGCTTTTCACCACCCACCGCGCGCTTATGCCAGCGGAGCGGATCATTCTGCGGCATTGGCTTCCTCTTGCATCCGCTCGCACTCGGCATAGAAGTCCATGCGGCATACCTCACACAGAACGCGCTCGGCATGTTGCCGCTTGTAATTCCCGACATAGACGAAGCATTCCGGGTCGTTGTCAGAGTTGATAAGTGACCCGCAATCCTCACAGGTGATCCATCTCATTCGCTCAGTCTCCCGATCTGATAAAATACAACGCGCCAGCCCACGTTTACGGACGGGTCGTCGTAATACGGAAACAGCTTGGAGAGGATTTTCTGGATCACAGCGCCACCATCGGGCCGATCATGAAGATCACAACAGCCGCCAGAAAGAAGAACGCCGCCAGGGCTTCGCGCCAGTTCACATGCGCCCCCATTGATCTTCGGTTACATTGCAATCAATAAACGGGATGCGGCTTACCTCGTCCCATTCGTGCCCGGCCCGCTTCATCTTCGCGGCCCATTCCAAAGCCATCTCTTTGGAGATGTCGGCGCGGTCGCCGTATCTGCCGATCTTTATCACCCGCATGGACCAGCTTTCGCTCGACGCCTGGTCCAGTCGTTCAAGCAGATCGGCGCGGCATGTGAGCTGCGCGGCTGGCGTTTCCGGCGTGAAGGCGTCAATGCAGCGCGGCGCGCAGATGACGAGGTAGATGTCGCCGGTAAGCAGCGCATCGACGCGGGCCTGAGCCTCCGTGCGGACGGTTTTAGAAATGGCTTCTAGCTTGGGGCTGATGTTCATGCCCATCTCCCGATCTGATGGGGAGAAGTTCGCACATTTGGAACCATTGCGCAATAGAAAAGTTCCGTATGTACGAAACATTTCTAAAAACACAGCCATGTCAGTGTGTTATTGCTAGAAAGCAGCCCCAAGCCCACGCTCGACTGAAATGATGAGCTAGCCTTGCTCAACACCTGCGCCCTTGACGCGGGCAGCGCGTTGAGAGGCTTTACGCCCGGCGCTTATTCTCGGCGGGAGCTTGAGGGGGCGGGGGCAGGATGCGACCGCGCTCGGCATGCATCCGTCCATCGGGTGTCATTGGGTTTACTTCGAGCAGGTATCCGCGCGTGACGCCTAGAATACGGCTGAACGCTGCTAGATCATCCTCGTTGAATCGCTGTTTGCCGCACACAAGCTCGCTGACCCGGCCCTTAGAACGGCCCCACGCCTCCGCAACGTCAGCCTGCGAGACGCTTAGGTATTCAAGCCATTCGGCCACGTACCAACCGGGGCGGGCTTCTGTGCGTCTTTTGACCATAATTAATTATGGAACCTTTGACTTTCGATGTCGTTAGATAATTTCGGAACTCCTCTATTGACGGATCGTTCCAAATGTGCGAACAATTCGGGCCATGAGCAACCCGATAGCGAAATACGCACGTGAGGCCGAGATCGGCACCACTGAATTGGCGTCTCGGCTCGGCATTTCCAAGGGCTCGGCCTCGGAATTAATTTCTGGCAAGCGCGGGATAGGCAAAAAAACCGCAAAACGCATGGCGAAACTCACGGGCCTGCCTTGGCACTTTTTTATGTCGGGGGACGCCCCGTGATCTATTTTGCACCAAAATGGCAGCTTTGGGCGTGGGGACACGCGCGACAAAATTCTCGCCAGATTTCAATGGCGTGTTCGCGCTGTTCGCGCGCTGAAAATCGCGGATCACGCCGCTCCATCAGCACGGCTACGTTATGCGGAAGCGGAACGCCAAGCCCGCGTCGGATTGGCCCGACGCCACGCTTCGCGCACCACTTCCAGCCTTTCGTTTTCCTTAGATCATCGGCGCGGGCAAGCTCAGATTGGGAAACAGACATAAGAGTCCTTGCGACCTGGATTGTAAAATCCACTTGCTTCTCCCCCGTACATGCGATCATTCAGGCCATCATTACCTCAACTTGTCAAATTTGTAAGACACTGGTTGGCCTCATCCGGGCGGATTCCGGGGCCGATGCGCTGCACACAAACCGACTGCCTCCACCCCACGGAGCAACGGCGCAGCGCGCGGGATGCGTTGGTTCCCCCGGCGCATCCCACGAAATTCAAATCCCCCGAAATGGTTTGGTTCCCAAATCCAAAACCTTGGCAGGGGGTTATGGGCGAGGGGTCATTCCCTCGCCCGCTTATACAAAAGGCCGACTTGGCACTTGTGAAAATTCGGGGGCACGATGTCGCAAATAATAGGCTACTGGATCAAGGGCGACATTGGCCGCCCGCCGCGATTTGTCCCTGCGCCCGTCGGCGTCTCCAAAGACCGCGACGACTTTGCGGAAAGAGCTTCCGCAATCGAAAATAAAATCAAGATTTGCGAGGCGCACATAAACAATGGTCGCGCGAAGCGCGGGAAATTGCCTCCGTCTAATCTTGTCCGGCTGATCTCTGAACAGGAGGCTCTCAGAGCCCAAATAACCGCCGACGATATTATGTCCAAACGTCGGTTTAAGCAGATTCAGCAACCTCGCTGGCGGGTTTGGCGACGGCTCAGAGGCTACGGCTACAGCCTGCCCGGCATAGCGGCGGCTTTCAACATGGACCACACGAGTATTTTGCACGGCATTAAAAGCCTGGGAGATCAGCCGTGACTGTCACCACGCGAGAATATCTACCGCGCGCTGAATGCAAGGACATTCTTTCCCGGCGCTTGGAGAATTTGAAAAAGCTCAACGCGAGGCGGGACCAGCTCGAATCCGTGGTGCGGGAATTGAAACAAGTCATGGAGGAACGCGATGCTGGGTAATCTCAACGCGCTAGACCTGTTTGACATTGCCGCCGCCCGCGCCCGCAACGGCGACCCGTCCACATCGCACAAGGCCGCTCTCTCTGTTCGCAATCTAAGCGGGACCATGCTGCGGATTCTCAAGGTGCTGGAAGTCCACGGGCCGCGCACGGACGACGAAATCCACACGTTAGGCGCATTCAAGGATACGCCGCAAAGCATCCGATCCCGCCGCGCCGAATTGGTCAGGATGGGTAAGGTTGCTGACACCGGATTGACGCAGAAAAACGAGCGCGGGCGTGAATGCGCGATCTGGGCTGCGGTGAAATGAAAGAATCCACCTTCCAGATCAACCTTGTTCACGCTCTCCGCAATGCGCTCCCGCCTGATTGCGCCTGGTCAGCATTTCCGGCTGGCGGCGGCGGGCCTGTACGCGGCGCGATGCTCAAGCGCATGGGGCTCGAAAGCGGCTGGCCCGACATCATCCTTGTCTATCGCGGCTGCGCCTACGGCATGGAGCTAAAGACGAAGAATGGTCGCGTCTCAGAAGCCCAGCTACAGGCGCACGAACGCCTCGCTGTGGCGGGCATGGATGTCAGGGTAGTTCGTTCAATAGACGAAGCCTTTGAGGCTCTAGACGAGTTTCGCATTCCGCTTCGGATTGTCGGAGAGTGGAAGCCAAGGAGGGCCGCATGACGCGCAGGCACACCGAAACGATTCAGCTAAAAGGCCCCTTCAAAGGCTCTTTATACGCCCATGTGGAATATTCCTCAGAGGGCAAGCCGGTAGATTTCTCACTATCCGTAAATCGGATTGCGGATTCCGAATTGGGAAAATGGTTCCAAGACGAGCTTGGACCGTTTCTCAACGGCATAATCCGCAAACGCGGCCCATCTTACGAGCAGGTGAAGCGGTGATGCGCGAAGAAATCCTAGCCGATGGTATCAGGCTTATCTGCGGGGATTGCAGAGAGGTATTGCCGACGGATTTCTTCATAGAAAAGCCAAAGCCCGCCAAGCAGGAGGCGATGGAACTATGATGCCCCAAGCCGCAGCCCTCACGATCTACGCCTTCGGCTTCATAACGGGGGCAATCTTTGTCACGGCACTATTCTGGCAGGCGGGGGAGTGAATGGATTGGGTTCGCCTCTACCACGACACGCCAACCGATCCTAAATGGCGCGTAATTGCCCGTCGCTCAGGTCAGCGAATTGGCGATGTGCTGGCGGTGTGGGTTTTCGTTCTCTGCAATGCGTCATGTAACACGATGAAACGCGGTGTAACGCACAATCTTGTTTCAGATGACATAGCTGCCGCTTTCGATATGGAACCGGAATCCGTAACGGCAATTCTGGATGCTATGGAAGGTAAAGTCATAAAAAACGGTGTACTTACCGGATGGGAAAATCGCAATCCAAAACGGGAGGATAGCTCAACTGAGCGCGTCCGCAAGTTTCGTGAAACGCACTGTAACGCAGTGAAACGCACGGAAACGCTAGATAAGATTAGAGAAGATAAGAAAGAAGAAGATTCTTTGTCCGATAAATCGGACCCGCCAAAACCTAAACGTGCCCGGAAGGAATATTCCGAAACCTTCGAAGCCTTCTGGAAAGCGTACCCGACCGACAAAATCATGTCGAAATCTGAAGCGTTCAAATCCTGGAACAAGCTCCCGCCCGAGGGCCAAGCCCAAGCCGTTGCTGCAATTCCAGCGTTCAAAGCCTGGATTAAAACCCAGCGCGATTATCGAACACTCCACGCCTGCCGGTTCCTCAGCCAAGGCCGCTTTCAAGGGTTTCAGCCAGAACCCTCATTGTCGCCAGAGGAAATCCAAGCCCGCAGGGATAAGGCTGATCGTTTGTTAAATCGGGGCAAATATGCGGAGGTGGCGGCATGAGCCAGCGGCCCACGTTCAATTCTTCGGAAGCCAAGAATCACGCCGCCAAAAAACAAGAGAGGGCATAAAATTGACCAGGGACCAGCTTAAAAACAGGGTCAGAGACGCTTTCATTGTCTGGAGCATGATGCCTGATCGGGAGCGTAAATATCTCAAGCCCAAGTGGGGGTTGTGGCCGGA